GAAGAAGATGACCCATTGCCGACAAACTGAAAGTCCATACTCTCAATAGGACTGCCAGAAGGAGCATCGGTATCGTTGAAGTTTGCGTAGCAGTAATAGTGATATATTCTGCCATTGTCTCCCGCCGAATACGAGATGGGTGCCCCACCATTCACGACTGAGCACGACCAAGTCTGATTACCAGGGTTAGACCCAACGCATACATAGATGGTGATGGGTGCTCGGACATTGTTTTTATCCACATTCGTGTGAGCATATCCCTCAAACAACTCTGGGTGTTTGCCTTCTACATCAAACACATCTTTGAGTCTTTTCAGATTGTCTGGGGTCCATTCTTGATTTATCACCACATCGCTGACATTGGGTTTGATGATATCGTTGCCAGAATTTACGGGGATATCTACGAGCACGCTTGAATGGTTGAGATTACGCCAGGAGAAGTTCATAGACAATTCAATCGTCAAATCTGTCCCACCACGGATGAGATTCTTCACTTCGTTTTGGACCACGATAGTTGTGGTGCCTAGTTGCGGACCGACAGGAGGTTGATTGGTGGATGAAAGGATGGGATTGCGACTGCCATCGGGCATAATGAGGACCGCTCCGTGAAATTTGCCGTTTTCTTCGCTTGGATTGTATCCATCTGCTTTCTCTGTGATAACGATTTGTAAGGCAAGTGCGGGGGTGTCGCCGATTGTCTGCGTGGTTGTAAGGATAGTCCCGTAGTTGCCCTCAGATTGTGCTTTGGATATCTGATAGTTGCGATACGCATCAAAGAGGTCTGGACGCTTCACGCCGATATACTGAAAGGATGACATATGCTGGATGGGTCCTGGAAAGACTTGTGAGGCACCGCCTGTTTCTGGGAGGGGTGTCAGTTCGGGTTCAAGAATGTCCGCGGCACTCCTATATCCCATATAGTCCTTCCAAGTCTGCTCGCTGAAACTATCCCAGTTGGCACACGCAAATGATTTATATGTCTCACAATTGTTGCGAGTGCTAATTACCACTTGCCTCTGGTGCTGATTCATCTGATGTGCCGCATAAGTATTTGGGTCGCCGACAGGGTCAATCCATAACCCCGCCCATCCATATTTATCGGTGAGACCTTCTGTTTTGTTGAGTTGATTGGTGACCGTCTGCGCGACATTTGAGGGAGCGTTGAAACCCGCATCAACTTCTAGCGTTTTGATTTCCTGATACTTTGTATAACCCGAGAGTGATGGTTCGCGGTCTGATGTGATTGTATGTCCTTCGGTGCCCCCATCTCTTGACCAGAAGTCCATACGACTGGCGGAGGGATTGTATGTGCTGAGAGTGCCAGGAGTTCTCGCCGAATCGTAGATATTCTGGGGCGTAAGACTATCGGGATTCTCATAGATTTTCTTGGCGAAACCTGCGTCCATCATAGCGACATTATTCGCGGGTTGGGAGGGGTCCTGGATGTGTTGCCCACTCGTTTGCCGATTCGTATTACCATTCGCTTCATTCGTCTGATAGTTTGTGTAGTAATTCACATCTTTGGCGTAGATTGTGAATCGTGAATTATCGTTTCTCTGTTTGAAGATGCCGTCAAGTTCTTCGGTATTACATTCTTCTCGGATTTCTTGGATACCCTGATTAGAGGTTCCAAACATTTCCGTATTGTATCCTTTCTCGTAGTAGTATCCATCATCAAATGGGTTGTTTGGGTCTGTGTTTGCGGGGTCAGCAGGGTCTATGCCGTTTTTCCAGAAGGGATTTGTGCTGTCTTTGCCAGACTGACCCTGATATTCATACCAATCCATAGGGACTTGGTTTCGTGGCAAGACACTTGTCCAGGGTCTCCCATTCTTCGGACAATCATATCCGAGTTCTCGCCCGATTTTGGGGGCATCATACTTCGCTATTTCTGAAGGTGACCCACCCTGCGTGACTTTGGTAAAAGACGAATTCGCGTAAGCACCCATCTGCGTGGGATACGAATATCCTACAAGTGGTGCCGACGGCACGGGTGGGACCCCCTTATCTGGACCCGTTCTACTATCATCGCCGTGAGTCCCACCTAGACCATAAGACCAGAAGTAATTCATCTCCTCCCTTGACCCCGCCCACGCGGTATAACTTTCTCCTTGAAACATCACACCATCTCTGCCGTTGCCCGAGGGTTGAAAGGTGCCCCCCTCTGTGAATCTGTTTTGACTAAAATCATTTTCAGATGTGTCAGTCCTCTCTACGAAATCTTTGTCGGGTGGAGCGTGGAGAGCATCAAACCTTCTTGGGAGAAAGAAGTATCCATCGCCATTTGTGGTTTTGTAGAAGGTCTGCGTGAAATGCGCCACATTGTCCTTCATCTGATACTCTTTCTCTTCGGGCACCATATACACTTCGCCTGCCTTGTAGGGATGGATATCGCCATAAGGTTTGGGTGGGATTGCTTTAATCATAGTCTCATTCATCTCCACATCTCGGTCAATGCCGAATTTGCCGAATGCTGAGGGTTGTCGCCTTACTAACCGAGTTTGCTGTAATTTGTAGGTTGCCCCTGGGATATCCTCGCCTGTGAATTCAATCACCTCGCCACCGCACCCACGCTCCGAGATAAAGGCACTATCCATAGAAACCACATCACCTTCGTTTAGTCTCAGACCTGTGCCTTGCTTGTTTGTAAATACCGCTGGGGTTTTGTTTTGCCCAGACCTTGCCTCTTCGGAGGTCCTTTGTGAGCATTCAATAAGCGTCGTATCCGCATAACCACTCATTTGCTTATGTGTGGATAAAAAACTAATATATGAAACTTGATTTACTTAGGCGTAGTAGCATTCAAGGATGCCGTCTTTGAGTTCGGCAACACGGAGCGTCTCTAACCAACACCGCTGGACGAATCCGTGAGCGGGCATCGCCTCCATCTTAAAATACAACTCAATCCCACGAGAATTGACACGCTCACCGCGGTTAAGGCGGAGTGCCTGCCAGAATTGACTACCCTTGAAGTCCGCCTGGAAATTGTCGCCGAAATCGTGGAAGGTCAGTTTAGAGAGCGAAACACCTTCGTTAGAATACACCTCACGGGTGGTGAAGGGCACCTGCCCCTGTGCCTGGACGACATTGTGATAGTGCCTAGCAGAGTTCTTGACATCAATCGGGAAGAGAAACTGCTCGTTGTATTTGAGGTTGAATGTTGCCTGACCATTGACATCCGTTGCTCCTGACCCTGCCCCCGCGTAAGTGCGACCAGGTGCCTGTGCGAGATACTGCCCCTGTGGGATTGTCGGGACTGCCCGAGTGGTGTCTTGGAGACCGAAAATCACCTTGGATACTATTCTACCCGCTCCACCCACATTGCGGATATCGGTGCTCGCCAGAGATGCCTGAGAAACCGAAAACTTGGAGAGGCGATAAGCCACATACTGAAACGACATAGAGCGGTTCGCAGCAGCGAAGGAGGTCATCATCTCCTGCGGGTAATATAAATAATCTGCCACAAGGCGAGTTGCCGAAGTCAGCACTTCGCACGCGAGAGGGTCAGCAGTCGCAACCGACCGCTCCGAGACGGTGCCCGACTGAGACCCAGACTTGGAGAAAACCAGTTCTAGGTTGATTGCTTCTTTAAACATATATATCGGCAACTGATTAGTCTTCAAAAATGGGAAGAGGTCCGAGATAGCAATCTGCCACTTGGGGGCGAGGTCCTGCCTCACTGTGAGCACCTGAGCAGCACCACCATCGCCAGAAATTCTGCTTAGCATCTCCTGGGGATGGGTTCGCACATCTGCTCGGAGCACACCTGGGTTCGCGCCACCGCCCAAATCCTGCTCTATGCCGTTGTCCAGCATCATATCCTTTGCGTCCGTGTTGGACTGCTTGTCCGACCCGAAAGCATACTCGGCACCCGCAGCAATCGTCTGGTTCGTGTAATTGAAACCCAGTGAGTTTGCCTTACGACCTCCCATATACTGCTCACGCTCTAACTCAGTTTCTGGCGACAAGAATTGCGAGTGAAAGCAACTCATCTGATTGTAATCATCCACCTCACAGATTGTCTTCGCACCCACACGCAGGGTCGCACGCTGGATGAGAGAATGAATGCCGACACCCACGGGCAACATAGACCCATCAGGAGCACCCGCACCACCTCTCGGACATTTGTATTCAAATTCTAGTTTGGAGTGCGAGTGTAATATGCCCTTGTTCTGAAGCACGAATTTACAATGGGTGTCCGAATGAGTCACTGGTTCTAGGATTGAAGTCTCCACCTCAATCGCTGTGTTGGAGGGCAACGCCCCGATTTTTAGGAGGTCAGGGATTGCTGACGCTCCACCGCTGGTCTGACTGACAGACCCGACCGCTGAATAACTACCCGAAGTTTGCGAAGGCATCGTGCTCTGAGACATCACTATTGTTATGAATAGGACTGGATAAAAAATATACAAGAAAAACTTATTTATCGTTTCTTTTAGGCGATTACCTGTAATCCTTGCTCGGAAAACACCAGAGTTTGTTTGCTATGGACGAAAACATACGCAGCGTGTGGGCGATTAGAGGTCAGTCCAAGGTCCATTTGAAGTCCCCAGTTTTCTTTGGAGAAATCAACACCATCACCCGAGATATTGTCATACGCCACACCCACGCCAAACACCTGACCACCATCGGGGGATTTCAGAGACGCAAGGGTCTGAGCAACGACAGTGCTATCCTGGACCCAGGTGTTGCGAGTAGATGCCGACATTCGCGAGTTGCCACTGAAACTCTTGACAGAGTTCAAAAAGTTTCTCATAACTTGACAATCCACAACGAGAGCACCATTAGCACCTGGGTCGCTCTTCTGAATAGTATCAATATTGTATTCAAGTGGGAAGCGAGTGCCACCACGAGTGAAGACCACCTGATTGATATTCGCAACACCTCCGCCAGCATTGACAAGCGGTCCCGACGCGGTCCCATCATACGAGAAGTTGTTGAT